CTATTTGAGCTTACTAAGTCCACAAAAAACAACCCTTGCCCAAATAAAACTATCGCGCCGTTGTCTTTAATTATCCTTTCGTATTGCTCCCAAAGTTTATCAAATGGAAGTCTTACATCGTACNTGTTTTGAGTTGTACCATAGGGCAAATCGCAAATAATTGCATCTATGCTCTTGTCGGGAATATCCCTCATTAATTCTAAACAGTCGCCTTTTCTTAGTTGTATCATATATTAAAACGATAAAAAATTAGCCAGTTTTCGAACTTTTTCATCCGGCATCTTCCTGTAAGCCTTATCCACCGAGAACCTGTATATCAGCGAAAGGATAAAGTCGGGAGAGTGACCCAAGACCTTCATTACCTCTTTCTTGTCAATCATCTGCTTGATTCCCTCCCTGTCTTCTCTCCACCTGATAGCCACCTTTTCCTCCTCCAGATGCTGTCTTATGGTCTTTCCGAAAACAACTTTCTGTAGTACGTTCTCCGATATGCTCACCCCGCACTCTCCTGCGCCGTTGTGGTTTTTCAGCCTTTCCAAAAACTTTCCGACAACCTCCGCCTTTGCGTTCTTATATACGTTTAGTTTCTTCCTGTCAAACTCTACCTTTGAGTCTTCCGACGGAGCTGCCTGAGACATGAACTTCACAGCACCGGGAAAGAACCCCTCGAAAATCCAACCTACGCCAACGCCGTCATAGATGAAGTTCTTATTAGGTACTCCTTCTCTCGAAAGATGCCTCTGCGTCCACTGCAAAAGCTCGTTTGGTTTTAATCCCTGCGTGGCGTGAACCCCGGTAATGTGGTATCCATCCCATATCCACAACACTACCTTGTCGGCATTGTCTCCGCTTCCGGCAACGTCAAGCGATGCGAACATCTCCCCGGTTGTCTGGTGCGAGTTTTTGAACATCCTTTGCAGGTCTGCATCGGAAATAAGGCTGTCTCCAATGTCCACCCTTTTCCAGCAGGCTTTTGCGTAACGCCCTTTCATCTCGTTGGAGCCCTTTAATAGTTTTCCGTAGTACTTCACCCCGCCAGATTTCATCAGGTGCTTATTCTCGCTTATGTCACCCTCGAATACCGTTATGGATTGTATCAGGTCGAGCGGTGTTCCGAACTCGGCCATNTTCTCGTTCCAGTGTTGTGCTATGTGTGTTTTCGACTGCTCATACACNTCCTCTTTCGTGGCTCCCCAGTGTGATTCGGTAATATCGTCTCCCCACTGGTAGAAGTACCTTTCAACTCCGTTCCTTTCGGGGATATGGTAGCCTGTTTCTGGGTCAATCCACCAGCTTATAAGTCTGGCAATCCAACTTTCCGGGTCGGCGTTACATGTTCCGAGTATTTGAGTTCTATCTCCCGTGGTGTTACGCAAGTTTGAGAAGATGGCATTAAACCTGTCTTCGGAAATCTGTGTCACCTCATCTATGATGGCATCGTAGTATTCTTTCCCCAGTATGGATTCCGCAAAGTCTTTTTCCGATGCGGAATAGTTTCCAAACACAATCCTTGCCCCGCTTTCGAATTTCCATGTCTGACTCTGTATGCTTTCGAGATACGTTCCGAATTGTCCGAAAACCTCTTTAGACCTGTCGGCAATACCTCCGGCACCCTGACTGTCCTTTACCATTTTTCGGAAGTAGATAGCCCTGTAGTACGGCTTGTGGATGTGTGGGAGAGCCCTGTAGAGCATGAGGTGTGTCTTTCCGACACCCCTGTTCCCAACGTATATCACTATATCTGATGTGCAGAGGAACGCCTCCGTTTGCGAACCGTCATTCAGCCGCATCCCGTCAAACTCCTCCTGCCAGTCAAGTATCTCCATTTACAAACTTTATTTGCGTTTTACAAACGTCAAATATACCTATTAAATGCTTGTGTTGCACGATATCCACCGAACGGTTGTGAATCAATCACCGACAAACAGGGCTTGTGCTATTGCAAGCTATTGTTAAAACAAGTATAAATCTATACCTTTGCTTCGTGTTTTTTTATTAACTAACTTATTATTAAAAGTATGATTCAGAAAACGGAAATCCTTGAAAGCCTCAGGGAAAAGTATGCGAAAAACTCGCAAATCAGTGAACGAACAATAAACGAGGTGTTAGAAACCCTGATACCTATTGTGACAGAGGAAACGTCCGCGGAGGACTTCCTCAAGATTGCAGACCCTATTTTCAATACAATCGCAGGAAACGTGAGAAAAGACGTAGCAGATGCTCTCAGGAAAGCCAAGGAGACAAAGCCCGCTCCTAAGGACGAACCGAAGAAAGAGGAAGAACCTCAAGATGATGACGAACCCAAATGGGTAAAAACGCTCATGCAGAAATTCGAGAGCTACGACCAGCGATTTGCGGAAGAGGACAAGCGCAGAGCCGCCGAGCAGGTGCGAAAAAGTGCCTTTGCAAAGGCTAACATCTACCCGCAGAACGTGCTCGAAGCTGCAGCGGACGGTTTTGACTTCAGTCAGGAAAACGCAGAAGCTGAATTTATCGAGAAAGTTGCGAGGACGGCTGGCAGGTTCGGGATTGTACCCGAAAAGGGAGAGTCCAGAGACAAGAAGCCGACATTCGACGCACTAAGGGCGGAGCTTGATGCGCAAGCAGAAATGATTAACTAACATTTAAAATTGATTGATTATGAGTTTTAATACTTACGGACAAAAAACCCTTACATCTAAAGCGCCTGTTCAGGTGTGGTCTGAGGTTTCGGGTGTAAAGCATGGCGGAGGCAGCATTGACGGCTTCTCTTCGCTTCCGGTGGGAACCGTCATTCCCGCTGGCACTCCCGTGGCTCTCGATGCCGCTGGCGGAACCATCAAGCCTATTTATTTCTATGAGCTGGCTAAACCATTGCTGGCTACGGATACTGAGGCAATCCTTTACGGGGCTGCCCCTCTTGTTGCTACCGGTGGATACTTAATTGTAGTTCCTTCAGCAATTGCAGGAACTGGAACTGGTGTTGCTTATTCTGCCGCTGTTGATAACGGTGACGGAACTCACACTATTACTATTGAGGCTAATGCCCTCGGAACCGCCGCCGCAGGCACTATCTATGCGGAAGCCGACAAGTCCGGGACAGGTGCTGTAGTTGAAGAAACGGCTGTTCCCGCCGGATTGTTGTGGCATGATGTTGTAAAGGAAGATGGCGACACCGTTGGAACTGGCGCCGTCGTTGATGCTGGACGGGTCTTTGAAGATAGAATCCCTGCTATTCCCGCAGCCTACAAAGCCGTATTACCAACCATTAAATTTGAGAAAGGAATCTAAGCTATGTGGACAGGAGAAAAATCATTTTATGACATTTTAGCTATGGCAGCGGGTAGTTCTGATTCCTACACCCTGCAAGCATTCGTTGACACGTTCAAAGACCAGTACAACAAGCTGGACACATCAGGGTTTGCGTTTGCTCCCATGCAGCCCGGATTCTCTTTCGAGCAACTGGAAAAAGAGTACAGTATCAATGCTATGGCAACATACGTTGACCTGAACTCTCCCGGTACCCCCATCTCTTTCGAGGGCGAGTCTCTCTCCAGGGGAAAGATACCGAGAATGAAAAAGTACGCTGCATTCGACGAAAACCAATATCGCCAACAGCTTATTCTTAATTCTATCCAGCAGGATTTCGGGGTTAACGCTCAACGCACCCTGCTCGGAGCGGTAAAGAAGCTGATTGATGCCCACACCAACTCCCTTACTTATCAGAGACACCAGATGGTGTCGACTGGCAAGCTGGAGTTGACCGAAAACAACAACGCCGGCGGATTCAAGGCAACCGTATTTTCAGCAAACATTCCGGATGCAAACAAGGTTGAAAAGACCGGAACTGCACGATGGTGGTATGATAGCGGTGGTAGTTACGCCGAAGGTTCAGCTGCCGACCCTATTGCCGACTTGAAAGCTCTTGCTGCCGCAGCAGAAGAAAAAGGTTCCGCCTTTCACTTCGAGGTTGACAAGCTGACATTCAAGAAAACCCTTGCACAGACATCTGTTGTCAAGGCTATCGGTTATCACATGTTCCCGGCAGCCGCTTCAGACGCTATCGCTTCAAACGTTGCAAAGAACGCCGGCGAAGAGGGTAGAAAGGCAGCTCTCGAAGCAATCATCGGATTCCCTATCAAGGTTATCGACAGTCTCTCTCGTGTTGACAAGTACGACAAGTCTAAAAAGGCTGTAGTTGGTACCGACGTAAGGTCTTTCGCTCCCGATGTGTGGGCGCTTGTTCCCGACGGTCAGATTGGAGAAATCCTTTCCGTTGTTCCGATAAAGGTTGACCCGCAAGGCATATATGCCGACTACTACGGTGGTCGCCTGCTCATGTCTTACGAGTATAAGACCATGTTGAAAGAACAGCGCATCGAAACTGAGATGACTGCTTTGGTTGTACCTGACAAGCCCAAGTACATGTGGATTTTGAAAGTAACCGCTAACTCTTGATGATATGACTATTTCCGAGTTTTTAAAGGGCAGTTTTGATTTCACATTTTCGGATGCGAACATCCTTACTGTCCTTACTCGGAGAGGTGTCTCCGCTGACGAGCCGTTTGAAAACGTAAGCGAGAANATNAGGGATTTGGCAACCGCCGACCTGTACATGATTCTTGCAAGTGCGGCTTCTGGCGGTGGCAGAAGGGTTCAAAAAGGAAATAGGAGCGTGAGTGAGCGCACCTACCAGTTTGGGGTATATGACAGACGTGCGTTCAGGGAAATGGCTAACCATCTCTACGCCAAGTGGGGTGAAAGCGCCTCCGTCTCCTCGTCCGCACGGTTTGTCCATTTAAGAGGGGATTGACGATGGTGGATTATCCGGATTCATGTGTTATAGGTCGCTCTACGGGCGAAGTGGACAGCAACGGTGTTGAGACTTTCACCGAATTGTATAACGGTGTATGTCTGCTGGAAATATCAGGACAGACCAGATACG